CTGGCTACTCCCAAAATAACGCCAAGCATGTCTAACTGATCTCCTACACAAGCATCAAATTCGGCAAATGTATAATCTCCATCTTTTACCGTAAGAGCATTTGAAACGTATGCTATGGCGTCTTTGTCAACAATTCTGAAAAACGAAAAATAAAATGACAAATTTTGTGCCAAATCTTTAATATCATCTACAATGTTCATGAAGCTTCTTGCCCAACCAAGCAGTTTGGACGAATTCTGGTACTGACTGGTAAAAAGTTTTATATAATCATCAACAACCGGCCTGTATTGGCCAACCAAGTCGCGAGTTTGCTCTACAATAAGAGGATCATGAATGGATAAGGTGCCAGTTGTAGATGGAGAAAAACCAGACAATGTAGCAACAACGGTTCCACTTCCGGTAACTGATCCGGTCAATAAGCCCGCAGTCGTGCCGCTAAATGTGGCAATCGTAGGAGAACTAATTACAGACCATGTTACCAAATCTGTAACATCTACAATACTCCCGTCATCATAAGTCGCCAGAGCTTGATACTGCAAAGCATCATTTAAATAGATGTCTGCAACATCTGGTATTATTTCCAACGATTCTACAGTAGGCATTCTTTACACCATAGTAATAATAATATTTGCTGTATCGCTTGTAAACACCTCATCATAATCCAATGTCAAGTCAGACGCACTTAAAGGACTTGGCGATTCCCCTATTGTTATTGATCGAACGGAAAATGTCGGTTTCAACTGATCTGTAAGGACCGACACTGCTGCGTAATTGATCGAAGACAAAGTTAATGTATCTCCGATTCCAAGACTGTTTACGTATTCTGCAATCGCATCTTTTATGTCATCATCGGTTCCAGTTAGATAACCGGTCAACTGATGGATTTCAATTTCCATATATACTGGAACTTCCGTAGGCCGATAAAATCTTATGGTTGTTACCGTTCCGTAATCGGGATCTGTAATATCTGTTGAAACATCGCCGTTTGTATAACAGCCCAGCCCTCTGTTGTAATAGATTGCTTCGGCAATGTCTTGGATCGTCCCGCCTTCAACAACACAGGTGATCGAGTGTTCTGGTGCTCCCTCAAAAGGAACGCCGGGATCACCATAATGGGTGGAATTGGTCGCATTCTCATAAACTTCATATCTTGTTACATTGTCAAGAGCGGCAATCGCAGCAATTGTTCCAGCCAACATGGTCTGCGAGGGCAGTGCCACGCTCACCCCTTGTCTTGTTCTCAATTCAGCGTCTGTTTCAGCATCTTGTCCAACAGTAGCAGCACTGGCATTGGTAACAGCTGTCCACCCGGCTGTAGGCGTTGCAATGATGTTTATGTCTCCCGATAGAGCGGTTATCGCTCCTTCCGTTTCACAGGTAGCTGTAACCGTCAATTCATAATACTCACCAACAGGAGAACCGGCAGCTTGCAAGGTAATAGGAGTAGGTAAAGCCCACAAATTTCCAGCCTCATCTTGAACTTTTCCATCCGTAATGGTAACCGCCGAAGTTCCTGTAAGAGTCACATCACAAGTCGAATATGTTGCCGCATTTCTGGTTAAACCATTAAGTTGAACGAGACTTGAAAGGCCTACGCCCACTGCGGTCACCGGGCTCATTTGATTGTACGCGTATTGGATTGCTTGCATGGTTTCATAAAGCATCAATGCCTCATTTGCCAGTATCTGGTAATCGGGAGAGTCGTTTGCAAGATAAATATCTTGTCCAAAAACGGCTTTTGTATCATTAATTCTTTTTTCAAGAATATCATTATAAGTGGGCAAGTGAAGCCCGTTCTCATCGCAGTAGGGAGCAAAATATGTCATAGCGTCTCCTTTTTAACTTGTTAATTGATCCTTATTTGTAACATATAGTTCGCCATAAATCGTATCAACCCTACAAGAGAAAGAATAAGCTCTTGTATCTGCATCGTATGAAGAAGAAACTTCCTTTATAGCTGTAATGGCATAAACATTATCCGGGGTCTTTAGTCCCTGAATTCTGTCCGTGATGATTTTATCGACCATTGCCTTATCACGAATTCTGGCGCCCAGTATCTTTTGCCAAAGGGGGAGGCCATCTCTTAAATCCTTCCACCACTCGCCAAGAAACAAAAGCAATCTTGTTTTGATGGCCTGTGCTACTGCATCAGGACTGCCAGTAGCATCTTGAAGAAAGTCACCAAAGCCCCTCCCAAAACAATAATCGTGGTCATTATCCAGTCTTCTGTATAGCATGGTTATAAATCTCCTTTTATACCACCGGCCCAGTATTCCCTAAACCGCCCTGAACCCCACTATGAACATGATTCAAGAAATTTTTGAATCAATGGAAGATAACCCTCCTCCAGACAATATAACACCACTAGACCCAGACAATGTAACAGAAGCCCCTGTAACCTGAACTGTAGGCGCATTGACTGTTGCTGTTGTGGCATCAATTGTAACATCCGTTGCATTTACATCAACTGTAGGAGCATTGACTTCAACTTCGCTTCCAGCCGTGATCGTAACCTTTGTCGGTGTAACTATATTGATGTCGTTATCTTTGACTTCAATGTAAGAGTCATTGTTCAGATTTCTCAACACAGCAGAATTGGTTGAATAGCCACTTACCTTTTTTGGTTGGCTCCACGGGCCGATTATGGCAAATCCATCAGACAAATCATGCCTTCTATAATCCAATTGATTGCTTACACTTCCAGATTCCCACCAGCTATCAATACAATTGTCACCAAAAACCACAAGGCATTCATCGCCAACCGTTACAGGCATGGTCAAAACAAAGTTCCCGGCGCGGGGCATATAGATAGGAACATCTTGGAGAATGGGAACATCAAGATGTTCATATGGCTTTCCTTCCAAGCTGACCATTTCTCTTATTGCCAGTTTAACAGTAACCGTCTGCTTGGTAGAATCGAAACTTTGAATGATGCCAGGACAAGCTACGCGCATACGAACAGCCCATTTTTCAAATCTTCGTTCAAGAACTTCATTCTCATCGCCAAGCTTTACGGATAACGGAACATTTACCAGAGCCATAATCTCTTCCTAACTATTAACATCCTTTTGTGTTTTATACTGCGTGGCCAAGGTTCCTTCCATTGACTGATTTACGCCAACTACAACAGTATACCAATCATTTCCTCTTGTAGCCCCAATATGAGTTACGCCAATCACCCTATAAATGCCGTCTTCATCCAGCCTTGAAAATCCGACAGAATTATATTGAATCGCCATTTGCCGGATTATCTTATTGTCTATCTTCACCAACATGGGTTCTGGGCTGAACACCTTTATTGCGGGATTCAATAAGCACGTAAATGTTATCCCGTCCTGAGTCTGTTGGGGCGTGTCCACAAGCCCTCCTGAACCCGGAGAAAGAACCAAGGCTTGCTTTGTCAAGTTAGCCGGAATCGGATCTTGAGGACGATCTATATAAACCTCCCTGTCGATCGTGCTCATTACGGTCCCATATTGCTGTGCATATTTTCTCATGTAGTACGTAGGTGAATCAAAAAATACCTTTCCGCGAGCCAATTGCACATCGCCCATTCCTTCGGATATGCTTGCTATCTTAAAAGGTTTTCTTGCGCTAGACGCCATGCTCATTACCATATTCTGCTGATATGCCAGTGCACCAAAAGAGGCGGAAACATGGTTGTCATAAATGATGTCCATAGCATCAATACATTTAAATGTTACTTTTGTGGTAACTGTATCTTCTCTTTCCCACATTGGCTGGAAAATGTTGCCATCATAAATAACCCCGTATGCTCCATTTACATATCCAGCTTCGACAAGAATTCTTGCACCAGACCTAATGGTTAAATTTTCCGTTTGAGGGTTCAAATTATATACGGTCAACTCTGAAAAGTTGGGATTTTTCCATCCAAACTTTTCTATTCTAAAAGAACAATCCAAAGATTGGTCTTCATAATCACTATTTGATAAAACATAAGCCGTATATTTGTTGGGATCGGCAGACGTTTCGGTTTCTGACAATGGAATCAAAACGCTGATCTTCCATTTTCTTCCGAACAGTTTGTCTTTATAATTCTTTTGTGTTGCTAAAATATCGTCTACCATTCTATCCTTCCCATATCAATACAAAATCCGTTCCAAGATTTTCATCTGTCGGATGGTCGTAATCAAGAGGATCTTTTGTCGGAACAAGATATGCTTTGCCAATCCCAAGATACTCATATTGATGCAATATATTTAACTCATTGGTATTGACGGACCCGGCAACCAAAGGAACAGAATCAATGAGAATTTCATCTGTCGCTGGATCGGTAATTCTCATCACCCAATATCCGCCAGTATAGTTCCAACTTAAATTAAACTTCAGAGTCCTATTTTCATCATTGATCTGAAGAGTCACAGAGAACTCTTGGTTGGGATCACTAGTTAACGATATTTCCTGATAAGCCATAACTTATTAACTCCCCGACAAAGTAACCAGTCCCGTTTTTTCATCACTGGCTTTGACCGCATTCTTTGGGCCGGTACTGGTTTCCTGTACCGCTTGTTTCTTTTTAAGAGTTACATACTCAACGGGAACAACCGCCATCATTACTTGTCTCAAACTTACCGTGCACCTTAAACTATTAGCAGACTTGTAATCATCGGAAACAGAAAGATTTTCAATGATCATATTTGTATAATAATAAAGTCGGGTTCTCACGGAAACCAAAACCCTTCTTTCTTTAAGGCTCCTTAAAATTTCATACGCCGTAACAGATTTTGATTTACTGCCGGTAAACTGCCCAGACACAATAGATTCCACAGAATCGGAAACCAACACTTCAAGCGTCAATTTATCAGGAAGATTGTAGGCATGATCGCTGATGTTCGACCCTCCTTGAACAGGGTGTTCCGTTACCCTAACGGAACCAACATGATTTTCCTTTGTAAATGCGTCAAAATAATATCCGACAGTAAGCTCTTCTGTTTTTTGAGAACTCCCAGTACCTGTTTTAACTTCTGTAACTTCTGAAATATTGGGAGCAAGATAAATCATCTGGTCTTCATCACTGCCATATTTTCCCCAATCAGCAGGACGATAAGCATCGGTTGCCGATCCGGGAGCGTTGATGGAAGGCCTATTCATGATCTGATAAACGTTCCAAAGAGCCTTACCGACCATGTAGACCGAAGATAATGAATTTACCACGCTTGTTATCGACACTTTAAACTCCTTTTAAGCTGATGCTCTATCTCTGACAACCTTGTTAAACTTTTCCTTCCTCAAATCCTGTATAGACTTTTTTACGCCCTTCGTGGCTTCTTCTGCAATGGCTTTTGGATCAGTGGTCTGGGCATTTATCGTTACGTTTACATTGTAAGTTTCTTCGCCAGAAGGAATGCTCTTTGACCCGCCTACAATAGTTGTTTTACCTGTTCTGAATCCCTCAACATTTTCCATGGCTTTGACGATGTTGCGTCGTTCTTCTGCCGTATATTGAGACATCAATTTTTCTCTGCCACCCACAGAGGCAAGAACCGCTCTTTGATACCTACTGGTATCATTTTCATTTGGCGGAGCATAACGACTTATTGCGGCAGACAAAGGTTTGTCTCTATATCCTTTTCTTTCAAAAATAAGGGCTTCTTTTGCCCTTCTGCCAGTTTCGACATTTGGGAATATGGCAAATCTTCCGTCGCTGCCTATCGCGCCCATCCTTTTGCAAATCACCATATTCAATGTTGCCAGGATTGTTATTTCTCCATGCTCTAGTGCCTTCTTTCTTTATCAGATTACCCTGCTCATCTCTCGTTATGTTGTATCCTCTTCCGGTTTCAACGATACCAGATATAGAACCAGCAGGGGCCTTTGCTTTAGCTTCATGTTGTGCTATTGCATCAAATCTTTTCTGTTGCCCTTCTTTAAATTCTTTGTCGATGTCTTTCATAACATCGGTGTAATCCTGCAAAAAAGATTTACCACTGGCATGTTTCTTACCTGTTAAAGCGGCCCAAGCATGTTCTCCCA